CAGTAATTACACTTCCCATTAGAGTTCCTAAATTTACGTGAAAATTTTTTCCGTAATCATTTCCTTGCGGTTCTATATATATAGCCCTAACTTCATCCTCATATTCATACGGAAAACTTTTAAATGCTTCGCTTAACCTTCTATTAACGCCAGGTTTACCAAAGTATATTGGTGGCTCATTAATTTTTATATCTTTATTTTTAAGATCTATATATTCAACTTTAAAGATTTTTATATTTTCATTATTCAAAGCATTCTCC